CCAGTCTCAAGCGATGGCAATGTGACGATTGACGGTCAGCAGTATATTGCGGATTATGTGAATGTGGAACGTGGGAAGTTGGTAAAGATGGTTGATTCTTCTAAGTTAGATAATACACAATCTATTGTAAACAAAACCGAATGGTTGTTAGCAGAACCACAAGAGATTGACTTAACACAGGAAGAAGTACAGAAACTTAAAACACTTGCAACATATTATCCAACCACAAACATATTTATCAGTTCAGAACAGTTAGACGGATATACAGTATTTAACTACCCGATTAGCATGGCTAATGGATGGAACTATGTAAAACAGCAGTTAGGAGACACTAGAGACTACATCTACGACATGGATGCTAAGGCGCAGGATATTGACATCCAGAGCGCAGAAGCCTATGTGAACAGTGAGTACGCCGTAGCACTTACAGAATTGGAGGTATGATTATGTTATATAGAACATTATTGAAACTTAAAGAAAGAAACGGTCTGACAGAAGATCTGAAGAATAAGATTGACATTTTCTTCGCCACGGGCAGAATCACCGAAGATCAGTATAATGATCTGATGGATATTGGCGAGGAAGAAATCAACTAAAGCAAGCTTTAGTGAACTAACAGAGGTGACTATATGGGAATCAGAGCACCGAGAGGTCTTATTTTTATGTGTTTTTAAATCGGAAAGGAGTAGTTATGAGTTTAATATCAAATAGCGGACACGATGAAAACAATCGTTACAGCGGTGGAAAAGCAGGCGACCAGACTGGTACTGAGTGGTACTTAAGAACATGGTACAAGAGACCTTGGAATTGTGTTTTACGACATCCTAACGCTAATGTAAGAGCGACCATTGCAGATTTAGGGGTAAAAGCCGCAAGAAACAACAAAATCGGCTATGACCAGAGCCAGAGAAACACGTACTGGTCACAGCTTCAGAAAGTCGGATATGACCCATCAAAGATTACGGTAGCTTGTGAAGCTGACTGCTCGGCTGGTGTTATTGCTAACGTAAGAGCAACCGGCTATTTACTTAACATCGAAGCTCTGAAAAACATCAACGCAAGCTACACAGGGAATATGCGTTCTGGATTTAAGAGTGCTGGATTCCAGGTATTGACAGACTCTAAGTATTTAACAAGTCCAGATTACCTGTTGCCTGGAGATATACTATTAAACGATGCATACCATACTGCCACAAACATCGAAAAGGGTAGAAATGCGACAGAAAACACCGGGAATGCAAGCAAACCCGTATCAAGCGGAACAAGTAGTACATCAATTGCAGAAAGGAAGAGTGGCTATATGTTTAATCCAAGCATCGTAAGAAAAGGAAGCAAAGGCACATCTGTTTTGCTGTTGCAGGAGATCTTGAAAGCACGAGGATTTAAGGGTGCTGACGGAAAAGAGTTGGCGTTAGATCGGGATGCCGGAAACAATACAATTTATGCGATCAACTCATATCAGACCGCAAGACGCAAACAGGGCGTTGAACTTGGAACGAATGGAAAGAATGACAGTTCGTGCGGACCTAAGATGTGGGCAGATTTGATTGCTATTTAGAGCATGAGATAAACAGGCAGTAGGAGACACAATGATAGAGGTTAATGTTAGACCGGACGGCATAACGGTTGATGGTCACGCCGGATATGCCGAATACGGAAATGATATCGTTTGTGCCGGAGTCACGGCACTTACTCAGACGTTGATCGGCTCGATAGAAGAATTGACGACTGACAATATTGAATACGATATATCGCCCGGAAAAGCGAATATTAAATTTGGGAATCTTTCAGACATGTCACAAACTCTGGTAGATTCTTTTTTTATCGGCGTCTGCATGATCGCCGATGAGTTCCCGGATTACGTCCGGGTAGTGTAACTGATGTGACCGGAATGTCGTTAAACTACACAAACTCGATAGCAATGGACTGGGGCAAATGCAATGGTCTGGGGCAGAAAGGATAAGAAATGAAATATATGAACATGATGAAAAGCTGGAGAATACCAATGGCTAATTTACAACTATTCGCAGACGGTGACGGAGGCAGTGACGGCGACGGAGGCGACGGAGATGGTGGCACAGATGGCAACGAACCAGAAGCACTCGATTTTGACGGTTTTTTAAAGCTGGAAGGTAATCAAGCAGAATTTGACCGACGTGTCAATAAGGCTATTAAGACAGCGGTGACAAACGCGGAAAAGAAATGGAAAGCACTGACTGACGATAAGCTGACTGAGGCTGAAAAGCTTGCACAGATGACAGAAGTCGAAAAGCAGGCTTATGAGATGAAGAAGCTGAGAGACGAGCTTGAAACCTACAAGAAGCAGAACGTACACTCTGAACTTGCTAAGACTGCAAGACAGATGCTGACGGATGAGGGTATCAATATCCCGGATGCGCTGCTAAAAAACCTTGTCACAGACGAGGCAGACAGTACAAAAGAAGCAGTTGAAGCGTTCGCTGATCTGTACAAAGAAGCTGTACAGGACGCAGTTAAGGAAGCTTTGAAAGGCAAGACACCACGTAAAAAAGGCGGAGACACGGCTATGACAAAAGAACAGATTATTGCCGTAAAAAATCCAGCTGAAAGAAAAAGATTAATCGAGGAGAACATTGAGTTGTTCCAGTAGAAAGGGGAAGAAGATATGCATAATATCACAAGATTAGGATTACAGGCGTTTGCCGCACCTGACAACATGACAGGAAGGGCACAGATTAAGGTTAAAGCAAGGGAGATCGACTTTGTTACATCGTTTGGAAAAAACCTCCAGTCATTACTTGATCTGTTGGGAATCACCAGAATGATCCAGAAAGCGAACGGATCAGAATTGAAAGTTAAAAAGGTATCCGGCACATTGCAGAGCGGAGATGTAGGCGAGGGAGAAGAAATCCCGATGAGCCAGTACAATGCCGTGGAAGAGTCACTCGGAACAATCCGTGTGGAGAAATTTAGAAAAGGTGTATCGTTAGAGGCTATCGCAGATAAGGGATATGATGCGGCGGTAGAGTCAACCGACGAAGAGTTTAAATCTGACCTCCAGTTGGTTGTGCTGAATAAGCTGTACAGCCAGTTAAAAGCAGGGTCGCTGGTAAGCCACGAATCTACTTGGCAGATGGCTGTAGCAATGTCCATCGGTCGAGTAAAGGACAAATTTAAAAAGATGCACCGCTCTGTTACCGGAGTTGCTGTGTGGGTAAATACGCTTGATGTGTATAAATACATTGGAGCGGCAGATATCACCATGCAGACAGCATTCGGCATGGATTATATGACAAATTTTATGGGAGCAGACGTAGTATTTGTTTCATCTGAGATTCCAGAGAATGTTGTCATTGCAACGCCGCTTAACAACATGGTAGCTTACTACGTTAACCCGGGAGACTCTGAGTTTGCACAGGCTGGTCTGGCGTTTACGGTTGATCCAGAGACAGGCTTTATTGGATTCCACACAGAGGGTGATTACAGCCATATGATTAGCGACAACTATGCTATCATGGGACTCCGTGTGATGTGCGAGTACCAGGATGGTATTGCTTATACGTCCGTAGGAGGCTCTGATACACAGACGCTCGGTACATTGACCTTGACAGCATCTAAGGGCACGGAAAGCGGAAAGACGGCCGTATCCATGAAAGAGGAAAAGCAGGGCGTTAACAATGTCCTTAAGTACAAGGTAGCAGCAGCAGCTACTAATGTAACCTATGGCATGGATGTGAAAGGATGGACTAAGTGGGATGGCGTAAGCGAGATCACAGCGGAAGCCACAAAACACATCACTGTTGTAGAGTGCGACACTAACTACAAGGCTGTACGCTCGGGTGATGTTGTAGCTAATCCATTAACGTAGGAGGTGGTCTGATGCTGGATGATCTTAAAAAGCTACTCTGCATCAAGGACGACAAACAGGATGATGTGTTGCTGCTAATTATAAGTGGTACAAAAAAAAGACTTAAGGCTCTCCTAGGCGGTGTTGAACCGCCGGACGAGCTGTCTTATATCGTACTTGATGTCTCCGTGATACGGTTCAATCGGATCGGATCAGAGGGACTGGCTTCTCATACTGTAGAGGGAGAGAGTCAATCGTGGGATTCAGACGACTTCTCCGGCTATAAGCAGGACATACAAATGTGGCTTGATGCGCAAAAAGAAGCAAAGAGAGGTCGGGTGAGATTCTTGTGAGGTTTGATACACCTATTTACTTTCAGAGCGTTGTACGTGGCGAATACAACGCCACAACCGGAGATTACGCAGACGATACAGCGGAAGAAGTAGAGCGTTATGCATCGGTCAGTGATACTGGCACGGATACGCTGACGCTTGTATATGGTGGACTTAAACAAGGAAGTCTTACTATCCGTTTGCAGTCGGTATATGACGGGATATTTGACCATATCCGTATTGGCTCAAAAAGATACCGAGTCGATAAAACCAGAACGTTACGGCATAAGCAGACGTTCATCGTGTCGGAGGTGCAGTGATGGGAAAGATGGTTTATATCGATGGGATGGATAAGCTGACTGCAAAAATAAATAAGTGCAAGAATCTTGATCCGATTAAAAAGGTTGTTAAACAGAATGGAGCAGAGTTACAGAGCAAAGCGCAAAGGAATGCACCGGTTGATACTGGTAACCTTAGACGGAATATCGCGCTTGAAATTAAGAGCAACGGGATGACCGCTGAATGTGAGTCACAAGCGGAATATGCTCCGTACGTTGAATGGGGGACACGTTACATGGAAGCTCAGCCCCATGTAAAGCCGGCGTTTGAGGATCAAAAAAAGCAGTTTAAGCGCGATTTAGAAAGGGTGGTCAAGTAATGGCACAACAGAGTGTTTTCTCTGAGCTTATCGTTAGGCTCGAAAAACTATATCCAAACAGTGTATATGATGGCGCGCTTCCACCCGATGGAACGCAATATCCATTTATATATCTTGGAGAAACAACAGAGGATGCCAGAATAGTGAAAAAGCATCGGAAAGGCAACCCAGCCGATATTACACAGACGATACACATTTGGCATAACAACCCAAGACAGAGGGGCAGAGTGTCTGGAATAGTTGACACGATTGAGGATGTATGCTATAACCTTACGTCCGCAGAATGCGTTGGATATGGATCCAGAATATTGCCTGATAAAACGACCGCAGAGCCATTACTCCATGCGGTCATTACAGTAGACTTTATTTTCTGAAAGGAGAAAAAACATGAATAAATTGCAGATGTTCGCAACCGAGAATGAAGAAGAACAGAACGCCGTATCAACTCAGAATGATAGTGGTGTGGCAGCGGTACAATCAGAATCTACCAGAGCAAGCGAAGCTGTCAAAGGAAGAAAGATTGTATATTTATTCCGCGTTGCGAAAAACTCAAAAACAGCCGCAGGAACAACGCTCGCGTTTACGACCGAGAACGGACGAACCAAGTCAAAAGATGCTGACTCAACAGCAACTAAGGATGGTTCCATCCGTACACCCGGAGAAGCAGAAGTCGAAATCACAGCTACGTCAATCCTAAAAAAAGGCGACTCGACGATTGATGATCTTGAGGACGCTATGGACGAGGACGGATTGATTGAGATTTGGGAGGCAAACCTTGATGATCCGGCATCCAGTGGAGAAAACAAGTACAAAGGCAGATACTTTACCGGATATCTGACAGAGCTTGAAAAGACATCGAACGCCGAGGACTTTGTTGAGTGCTCGCTGACGTTTGGAATTAACGGAAAAGGTGTTAAAGGTGATGTTACGGTTACTACCGCGCAGCAGGAAGCAGCAAACGAAGTGTTTAAGGACACTGTACAGGAAGCATAGGAGGGAATTATGGAATTAACAATTAATGGAAAGGTATACACATTTACTGCCGGAATCGGGTTTATGCGAGACGCCAATAAATTGCAGGTACAGCGAGAAAATGGAATCGAGAAAGAAGTAGGACTCATGTCTTTGGCTGGCGGTCTTGTTGATGGGGATATCGAGGATCTTATCACAACACTTGACCTTACTAATAAGGGCAATGAGCCTAGACTGACAAAGGCAGAGATTGAATCATATATTGAGGATTCTGACACTGATATTGACAAACTCTTCGAGAGCGTGATCGATTTTTTATCGACAGCCAATGTATCGAAAAGAGCCATGAAGAAGATGATTCACGTCGGAGAGATCATGGAGAAGAATCAGGAAGAGAAGCTTGCAGCAATGTAAGCTTTTTTGATTCTGTAGCCTTAAACAGCTTCCGGTACGGCTTTTGTAAAAACACGCATGATGTGGAGATGATGACTATGAGGGAGTACAACATACAGATGAAAGCGGTAGAGCTTGCCGAAGTGGATAAGCTCTACCATATCCACATGCAGGCGTTCCAGAACGTGAGAGCCGGAGCGCGGAAAAAAGCAGGAAAGGGCAAAGAAAAGCCAGCCTTCCCAAGATTCCGGCAGTTTTTTGACTACGAAGATGCTGTTAACAGGGTTATGAAGAAAAAGAAAAAAAGTAAATTTAGTGGACTTATGGACTACTACAGACGAAAGGGGACAGAGTAATGGCAGAAAGTTATTCAGTGAAAGCGGTACTTTCGGCGGTAGATTCCGGCTTTGTTTCGACATTTGGGAAAGCTCAGAGTGCTACGCAGTCCCTTATGAGTAGCGTAAAAAACACAGCACTTGGAGCTATGGCGTTTAAGGGCGTGTCTGCGGCGGTTAATACTCTATCATCTAACGTTGGTAGTGCGGTCAGTCGATTCGATACTCTAAACCAGTACCCGAGAGTACTTGAACAGATGGGGTTTTCTGCTCAAGAAGCAAAAGATTCCATCAAAGAGCTAGGGGATGGTATTCAATACGTACCTACGTCGCTTGATGAAATTGCTTCCAGCACGAAGACTCTGGCATTAACTACCGGCAACCTACAAAAATCCACAAAACTTGCCGTCGCCATGAACAATGCATTTTATGCGTCTGGATCAGCAAGTGACGAAGCAAGCCGTGGTATGGCGCAGTTTACACAGATGCTAAGCCGTGGCAATGTCGAGCAGGAAGAATGGAAGACTCTGAACGAGACCATGAAGTACGGATTAAAACAGACAGCCAAGAAGCTCGGAATCGCCAGCGGAAGCACTACGGAGCTTTACGATGCATTGCAAGACGGTACTATAACAATGGATCAATTTACGGACGCGATCATCGAATGCTCAGAGGAAACAGGTGGCTTTGCGGAAGTTGCTAAGACCTCTACAGCAGGTATATCAACATCTATGTCCAACCTTAAGATTTCGATCGTCAAAGGCATGGCTGGTGCTTTATCTGCTATAGATACGTTTTTGGCAGCCAACCAGCTTCCGACCATCTCGCAAATGATTGATTCTGTAAAGGATAAGATAGGACCCGCATTCGATACTATCAACACTAAGATAGAGACATTCGGAAGCACTAAAGCATTCCAGACGATCAGCAAATATGCATCAATGTTTTTTGATACCGTAAAAACGGCGGGTAGGATCCATTTTTGGAACGATAGGAAAAGCAATATGGGAGATTGTGTCTGACTCTCATACAATGAGTGATGTAAAAACGGTTTTGGATGGTATATCGTCTTCCGCTAAATCTGCGTCTAAATTCATTGCAGAGCACAAAGACGCTGTTAAAGAGACTGTCGGCGTTATTATGGGACTTGTTATAGTTTTTAAGGCACTAAAAGTTGCTATGGCAATCCAAGGTGTCGTATCTGGATTAATTGGTGTATTTACACCAATGGCGTCGTCTATGACTACGGTTAGCAGTGCGGCTACTGCCGCGAGTGGCAACATGTTACAGAGCGCAGTCGCGTTTCTTGCGATTGGAGCGGCAGTCGCGATAGCAGCAGCCGGATTCTACTTATTGGCGCAAGCGTCTATACAGCTTGCAAACGCAGGACCTGGAGCCGTCGCGACTATGGTTCTCATGGTCGCATTGATAGCAGGTCTGGCGGCAGGGGCATCGGTATTAGCTCCGGCATTGACGGCAGGAGCGGCTGGATTGGTTGCATTTGGAGCGGCGGTACTCTTGGTTGGAGCTGGTGCGCTGTTGGCGGCTACAGCACTTACATTGGTTGCAGGTGTACTTCCACAGATTGCCACATACGGCACGAGTGGAGCGGTGTCTATAGCCGCGCTTGGGGCATCGTTGATCGTGTTCGGAGCAGGTGCGGCGGTAGCCGGAGCCGGTGCTATTGTATTAGGAGCCGGACTTGTTGTAGTAGGAGCTGGAGCTGTTGTAGCGGCGGCAGGTATTGCGCTT